TAACCTCGTTTCAAATCCGATACTTGAAGACTGTAGTGCGCCAGTTGAAATGGCCATTTGCGCCAGTACATGGCCCCGGCGGTCTGGGTAAGGTGGGTAAAATATCAGTTGCGGCGAAAAATCTTCGGGAAAAAATCAAAAACTCGGCCCAAAAAATTCTTTTTGAAAAATCAGAAGTTTTTGCCTTTTAGGGCCTTTGTAAACCTCGTTGAAGACCAGTTTAATCACTGCTTAAAAATCAATTCGGCCATTTGTTCTTCGGACATTTTTCAGATTCGACCCTGGCCTTGGCCGGTACGAAGCACTTGCATATTGAGCACCAGAGCGTTCGGTATCGCCAATAATTGTATTCGCACTTCTGGCAGGTCCGCACGCGGTCATCGGTGAACTCGTACTTCTTGCCGCGCATCAGGTTGCCATAGCCGACTGCGATATTCCTGCCGGTCTTAAGAACAGATTTTGTTTTGCCGCAGCAGGACATTACGGACCGTCCACAAAGGTAACCGTGCCATCATGGCCCAATTCGATTTCACAAGTTGTTTTTTCATTGGCCGCATTTGCGAGATTCATACAATTTGAGTCCCGTTCTGCTGATGACAGCAAGAAGTATTCCGCACCATAGTAAGGCTCTTGTACACTAAGACTAATCCGGAGCGGACTGCCAAACAGGTAGGCTTCAAAATGCACATTTTGGTCCGCTGAGCCAATAAAATTTTGACAGGCATCATCTGAATAAGATTCGCACGTTACGCCGTTCACCTTTGTATATGACCAGTGACAGGGACTTGCGGTTTGCTCAAGAATAAATGATTGGTTGATATCGAAATTGTGCACCCATTTACGATAACCTCCTGCCCATGGCCCCCAGCAGCCCACACAGAGTATAATTCCGCTGAAAGTTACCGTGATTCGTTTCGGGGTTGTGCCCGCATCACAATTTCCGCAATCCACGCCATACGGGTTCGCCCGCATAAGTTTTTCAGACACGGGGTCTCGCATCAGCTTTAATGTACTTGGGTCGCGCAATAATTTTCCAATTAGAGCCATACTTAAGGAGCCTCATAACAATCACATTCTTCTGTATCGGTATCGAATAATGCCACGCACCGCCATTTACCATCGATGAGCTCAGCGTACAAATACTTGCCACTTTGCAGCCGCGTCGCAGCAGTATTAAGGGCGGTGCCGTTGTAAATATCGCAATAAACCTCAACGTGATAACCCAGCTCACCTTCTGCCGCTTCGACCCCGTTATTGAGCACCATGTCGCAGGTGATGTGGTCGTTTGCCGTGGCGGATTCGGTGGTCTTGAACCGCCGTACCGGAGACGTCAGCGGTCTGCCAACCCACCGCTGGGTATTGCCGCTGTCAGCCATCTGCCAGGCACTGATGCGGTCGTACTTGCCCAGGGCCGGTACGTAATCGGAAACCGGGTCATTCTCGATTAGATTCAGGACTACAACGGCTTCCGGCGTTTCGTCTTTCTCTGTGAATTTATCATCGCCGTCGGTATCGTCCCACGCCGAGGCCAGCAATTTTTGCTCATAGCAGTCATACAATCCGTCGCCGCCGCCCGCCGACTGGACCTCGAATATCCGAATATCGGCGCCGCCGCCTGGCGGGTGACGGACCGCCCGTCCGACCTGCGCTGCAGCCGGCGGTGAAAGCCGCTCGTTTTTGGCCGCCTGGTCGAAAAAAGCTGCACGCCTGGCTGTTTGGTCGCCGCTCATTTCTCACTCCAGTCGGCCTGCAGCCCGGATACGGCAGCCGGTCCGACGGCGTCGGCCGTCGCTGATGCATAGTCGGTATTCTGCGTCTCTGCGCCGATTTCGCGGACCGAAACATTGTCAATTTCGACTACCGAATAGTGACCCTCCGGCGATGCGCTCGGGATGAACTTGATCGCTGAGCCGGCCCCGGCCGTGATAAGCTCCTCGTAAGTGCCCGTAGAGCTCCGCAGCGTGCCGTCCGTTCCGCCGACCTGGACCTTCGCCTGTCCGTACGCTTCAATCGAACCCAGCCTAAATTGGACTAAATAGGTTCGGCCTTCAATAATGCCAATATCCTGCTCTATGTTGCCGTAACCGCCGGATTCCGCCCATATCGCCCAGCCCGTATCGGTAATAGTCCAGCCGTCCCCCTTGGTCCAGTCGGTGTCGGAATCGAACCCGCCGTTGGTAACCAATTCAGCGCCCGTCCACTCGTCGCAATAGCTGCGAACGCAGAACTTATACAGCGTGCCGTCGCTGAGCGCATCGCTGGTCCATTCGAACTCGCCGAAACCGCCGAGTCCGTAGTCAACCGTTGCGGCGGGCGAGGCAAAATTAAAGCCGCTGCCGGAATCGATATAAACGCGAAATCCCGTCGGCGCTATTTCCTCGCCGTCGCGGCTGTAGCGCCATCGCAGCCTTATCTTACCTCCGGCAATCGTCTCGGCCTGCAGGTCGAGCGGCCGATTAGGCATAAGGCTCAGCATGTCAGCGTCGGCGCCGATGCGAACGGTGCAGACATCGCTGTCGGGTGATTCCAGGCCGCAGCCGGACGCCTGGCGGCGAAGGTAATCGAACCTCGTGCCGGCGGGCAGGTTCTGGTTGGCGATTGATACCTGCGAGTCGCCCAGCTCCATCACGGCCTGTACGCTGCCATAATCCATAACGCCGTCCTGGCCGCGATAGACATTATGACACCCGGCTGTTCGGAACCAGAACCAGCCAAAGCTCAGCACGGTCCCCAGCTTGAAGGCGTTGGCCGTCATTCCGCAAAACAGGGCATCGTTCAGGAATTTGGTCTCCATCAGCTCGGCGTCCTGGTGAGCGTCGATTCGCCGTCGGTCGGCGTATGCGTCAGGACCACGCTTTCGCCCTCGTCATCGTAATACTCAACCGCGCCGGTATTTTTATTTTGAACCGCCTTGTTGCACAATATCTGCCGTACTATCTCCGGAACTCTGTTTCTGATTGAAAATGTGGCCAAAGGGACATTGACGTTTTCGCCATCAACTACGGCTCCCGTAAGAACAACGGAGTAATCAGATTGAGCCTCGTAAAAGCTGTGGCTTAAATCTATTTGGCACAAATGAACGCCCGGAAGCGAATCGTGACCGATCGTATAGATTATGCCGTCGCTTCTTTCGACGGCGTTATCGTCTTTGTAAACCCGGATAGTGCCCACCGTACTGGGGTCGATGCTGCTGCCGCTTTTGCTTGTTGTTCCAAACAAGAACGTTACCGTGCCGTTTTTGTCATAGTCGCCTAAATATCTCATTGTTAATTAACCACAGAAACCATACCTACAGGTTTTAATAAGAACTTGTCGTCTTGGGTGCCGAAACCGTTATTGTACAGTTTGGCCCTCTCATATGCCGTTAATGCTCGTTTGTAAATCCGAAAATCATCAAGGGCACCATTAAAATCTTCCTCCTGCGGCGGGCTCCCTATGTATATCGGCTCGTCATTTGACAGTTGCGCCCCATCTGCTATCCCGTGCTCAGACATATCAAGCTGATTGTCAATAAAGATAAACATATTTTGGCCGTCTTTTATGCAGATTACAAAATGCCAGTAACCATCATTGATTAAGATATGCCCGAGCATATCCACATCTTCGACCACAAATCCTATATGACCTGATTTCAAAAATATCGCGTATCCATCATTACCGAGCCCGGCCTCATCACGACTTATGATGCAGGGACAATCATACCAATTAGTCCCGGTGGCGGTGGATGTCGTTTTGACCCAGAATGCAACCGTTATGTCATCAGAATCCAAAGCACTGTTATTTACGACAGTCAATCTGTCAGGTTTGGAGGCGTCAAATTCTAAAGCATTCCCAAGCTTTCCGGGAATAGTCATCGTATTAACGTTGTTACGTGAAATAGCATCCAGTCCATTTATAGAACTATCTACGACAGTTGTTCCCGAGGTTTCATCCATTTTGAAATGCAAAATCAAATCTCTTTCCGGGTCGAGCAGTCTTTCCGGCATATAAAAACTCAATTTGTGAATGCCCGGATGTGCAGGCCACCAGCCGGGATTTTTCATCAATTGTGCGCCGGCCATATTTTCAAAAAGGTCGGAAGATTCGTCGTAATAAATACCGCCATTTTCATAATCATCGAGATATATACGCCAAGTGTTGCCAATTTTGACCAAACTTGGCCCTTCGTGGTTACCCATTAAATCAGACCATCCGCACCAATTACAGGCGACCTGCGGCGTGTAACCGCTCAGCGGCGAAGTGGACGCGGCATAAATTACGGCCGCAGGAGAGCAAGATTCGCGTTTGTAAAAAAGATAATATGTCCCGTTTTCTTTTATTATGTACCCATCTATTATATTGTCCTGAATACCTGTAATCTTCGTCGGCGCAGACCACGAAGTCATTGCACCGTTTAACGGGTGAATGTCAAACAGATGAAACACGTTTGCAGGGTTTCCTTTTAGAGCAACTATGCAATACAATTGCCCATCATCATCTAAGAACCATTCAGGCGCCCAGCAATAATTAACCGTGCTATACCCGTCGGGCAGCTTTTGAACCCAGGTGACATGCTCCCAGTTGTATAAATCTCGCGACTTGGCCACACCGAAACGGTCGCCCGTATAGACATGTATCGTAGGGTCAATATTGTTATTCGTGTAGACCATCCACCACCATCCCCGATACCATATTATTGAAGGGTCGCGCAGGACATATTCAGGTGCTTCATAAAGAGGACCATTGCGAATCATTTTCCATCTCAAGCCATCCGGACTTGCCCAGATATACAGTTTTTGGCTATCGTTGCATTTGTGTCCGGTCATTAAATACTTATATTGTGTAATCATAAATTACTATCCATCAAACAGGTAACCAATTCAGAAAATGTATCTATCGTATGATACAAGCTAACCCCTTTCTCATTCCACACCACCTTTTTTTCGCAGGTCAATCAGTCCCTGGATCATGATGTAAATAGTAACGATAATCGTCATTTGCCACGTAACCTGCCCTGCGATTTCCGGCCTGTCTTTGACGAGGAAGGCGAGGCTTATGACTGTTGTCGCTACCACCCCCAGCTTTTTGCTGATAATTTGATTGATGTCCATTTTTTTAACCAACAATCAATTAAGTCGGCTGTTCCGTTCCGAAAACGTCCAGAATGCAGGTACACGCAGTGCCGGCGGCCGTGGTCACGTCGGCCACGAAATCGGTCCCGGCGGCGTATTCGACTATCGCCGGGGGCGTTGCGCTCGGCACCGGCTGAATCTTGGTTGACTTGCCGGCTGCGCTCAAATTGCTCAGCGTAGTCGCGCCGACGAAGTCCGTCTTCGCGGCGCTCTGCCCCAGGGTTAAAACCGTATTGCCGGCGTCGGCCGACAGCTCGCGTGGTTTGACGTGGTCAACAATCGTCTTTTTGCCCGTCACAAACGTCATCAGGGTTGTCGCAGCGACGGCGTTCAGGTCGACCGCCTTACTGCCCAGAAGCGATATCCCTTCGTTGTTCATGTCCATAAATGTATCCCTTTCTTACGCTTTAGTTACTACTTCGTTGTTTTTGCAGACCACCTCGTTGTTTTTGCAGACAACATCGGCGGCCGTGATATAATCCTTCGGAATCCGCAGAAAGCTCTGCCCTCGAAGGTCCCGCACGTCCGTAATTACGCCGTCGGCGTCGACGTCGATTTCCGCCAGCTTTACATGCTCCGATTGCGGCCAGCCGTCGCCGTCAATCGCTGAATCTACGGCGTTCGCGGGCGTCAGCCAGATATACGTCGTATCGCTGTCGGTCGGGTCCACCGCCGAGCCGGGCGCAAATGTCTTGACCGTGCCCTTGTAGATGTAGTCGCCGCCTCGAACGTTGAAAGTTGTCGGCGATGGCAGGTGAACGCCGAGCGGCAGGACCCAGCCTAAGGCGTTAAGCAGCCCCCAGACGAACTGCTTGTGTTCGCCGTAAAAATTCGAGTTGTTAAACGTCACCAGCTCGAGCCCGAGCCCTTCCAGGTAAGTACCGATATCCGCCTCTGCCGGATAGCCGCCGCTCATTGCCATATCAAGTTCCCTTCTTTATCTCGATAATCGCCAGGCTCAATTCGTGCCATTTCGCTAACAGCTCTGCCTTGCGGGCGGCGTTAAGCTCCTGCCGCATCTCATCGCCGACTCGGTCGCGTTCGGCCCGCAGCTCATCTATGCCTTTGCACACCCCGGCGTCGGGTACATAAGGCACATCGGGCACATCGGGCACGTGCAGGGCGGCTTCCTTTTTTTCTTCGGCCTCGGCCGCCTCTCTCGCGTGCAGGTCCATCAGGGCGAGCTGTCCCGCCTCGATTTCGTCCAGGCAGCCGGATTCCTGCCGTATGGCCTTTCGCTCTTTGAATTCGTATGTATCAGCCAGGTCACTCACTCGCTTCGTCCTTTTTCTTTTCCGCCTCGGAAGTTGCCGGCGCCATGTTCAGGTCTGCAATAATAATTCGCATCTTCAGTTTGTAGGCCAGCACGGTAAGCTGGGCCAGGGTAATCTCGCAGCCCTCGGCCGCCGGCCAGTTTAGAGGCAGCTCGAATCCGAGTTCGATCTGGGCGTAACCGCTTCGGCTATAGCCCAGCTCTTTCATGCGGTCGCTGATCTGGTTGGCCAGCCGAATCCGGTCGCTGCCGTTCATCTCGACAATTACTGTTTCCATTTTTCACCCCGTCGCGATAGTTGCGCAGCCCAGGATTTTCTGTTCGAACAAAAATCCCTGCCCGCCGGCGTAATCAATAGCCCTTTTTTTCCGATAAGCATCGGCCAGAATCTTCTTTGCGTCGATATTACGGTGCTCTAAATACTCACGCCACAAGCCGGTATCCTGAGTCAGCCAGTATCCCTGGGTTATACTGCCGATAATCATCGCGCCGCCGCTGCGAAGCTGCCTTACGATTGCCCGAACGCGCCGACGCTGCGTCTCGCGCACACCCGGCAGTTGCAATCGCATGGCGATATTCGCCGCCGTTACCGGCTGCGCCGCCTGCCGCAATATCGACAGGCATCCAGCCGCCTGGTCACTGCTGATAATTGCCTTATTCACAATAATCCACCGCCTTGAGCCGGCCGGGCTCGGCGAAAAATGTGTTCTTCATCACCCGCCGAGCCCCGATATCCACCAGCTCCTCATCCGTGAGCTTGCCCATCGCATCCTTGTCCACGGTTTCTTTCGTGCGTATAAGCGTTTGCGCCTTTGCCCGCGAGAATAATTCCTTGATAAGCCACAGCGTATTCTTTTTGACGTGCATCACCGTGCTCTTGCGCCAGCCGAGCACGCCCCAATTGAGCTGGCGGCTCTTTTGTCCCTTGAATTCCGCCCGCCGTGCCACGGCGAAGGCCTCGAGGCTCTTGACGTACTGCTGTTGCTGGCCGCCAAAGAGTTTTACCGCCTCGGCCAGTTCGGCCTTGACCTCGTTGATATCGTCCCCGGCCTTCGCCTCGGCGGCGGCGACCTTGAGCTGCAAGTCTCCCAGGTCCCGCAGTAACTGGTCGGCCTTCTCCCAGTTATCGATGGTTATAAGTGCGGTCGTATCAGGCTTGATTCGCGCCATCCCTGGCCTCCTGTTCTTCCTTGATATTTTTTAGCGTGGAATGCTTCGTGCCGACAGCGCGGTTAAACATCGCCTTCAATGCCTCGATGATTTTATAGGCCTCTTCCGGCCATAATAGCGCGAGATTGTTGCATCTCTTTTTGGTCATTCGACTAAGCATCCCTCCGAGCTGCTCGTCGGTCCAGCCTAAATCGCCGGCCAGGTGCCGAATCGCCGCATGTTGGGCATCACTGGCAAAACCGGTTTGGTTAAAGATTTTTGAACGGTAAAAATCAGCCGGGGCGTCGGGACGCTGGAATCCCTGCGCCTCGCAAATCGCAAGCAGGTCGTCAAGCTGCCCATTGTTGAGCTGCTTGCAGCTCGTAACCGGCGTGCCGTCCGGCTGTGTGTACCGGCTCAGCAGGAACCGATACCGCCCTTCGGCGCCTTTGCCTCGCAGACCGGCCGCCCGAACAGCCGTTTGAACAAGTTTTATCTGCTCTTTATTAAGCATTTACCGCCTCGATAAAATAGTCGGCAAATCCGGTTCCTTCGCATTCCTCGCAAACAGAGCCGTCGCTAAAACCACCCAAACCATCGCAACCGTGGCACACTTCGGTTTCAGTCTCAAATTCAGATGCAGTGTCCATAGTTTCACTCAATCTTTCTTAATCGAAGCCCACAATGACCGTTCCAGCTCCTCGACAGAGCTGCAGTGTAGAAAGAAGCACATGCGCCACACCTCTTTCAGCGGCAGCATTTTCAAATGCGTTCGCAACCCACGCTGGATTCGGCACGCCGGCACGCCCAAGTGCCATCTTATTCTCTCGCTGATATCGCCCATTTATCCTGCCTTTGCAGCCTGTTTGTCGCTATGTACTTTTGTGATTTCGCGGGTATGAATCGGCAGCCATATCCGCACGGGCAAGCCAAGCTGCTCTATTACGCTGATGATTGCACCCGCATCTATCTGGCCTGACTTGATACATCGGCTGGCGGTGTGGAGTGTCGCTATTACGTGGCTGCAGGTCCGCAGCCGACCGCTGCGCGACGTCTTGCAGATTTTCTCGAGCAGCGAGACCGCATCGGAAGTCAGCCGGATTCCGCCGTACTGGTAAAGGCTGCGGATATCCTCGGCTGTATATAATCCACTGCCGCTGTCACCGGCTAACTGGTCCAGGTTCAGGATGTAGCTGAGGCGCGAGGTAAACTGGTCGAGCGATTCGCAGCCCCGCCTCGTCTTGGGCTGCATAACCGTTTTCAATAAGTCATTGTTGCCTGCCAATATGAGCGGGCAGCGGGCCTTGACTACGATAATCTGGCGAAGCTGATTCAATTGCTTAACGCTAAGACCTGCCGTTTCGTCCAGCATAATAATCACATGCCGGTAGACCAGGCTCTGTATCAATCGCTGGGTAATCGTTGCGAGCGAGCCTGCCGAATCGACGCCGACCGTCTCGGCAATCGCGGCAAACATGGTAGTGGGCGTCATCGCATCGTCGAGCTCCACGTAGATTGTATTGCGATTTGCCTTGGCGTATTGCCGCAGGCATACCGATTTGCCGTGCCCGCCGTCGCCGACGAGCAGTCCGATTTTACCCTCGTCGTCGCTCAGCGCCTCGGTCTGTATAATCAATGCCCCGACCGCCTTGGCGACGCTCGTCTCGACGTAATGTTTATGCTTTACCCGTTTCTTTTTGCGGGCAATGGAATCTATGAGCTGCAGGCCTTTATTGACGAGCTCGTCGATGCCCTTTTTTGCGGTATACTTGCCCTGCAAAAACTGATTGAGCTTTGCGATGCCGACGCCGAGCATTCGGGCCAGCCGGACCTGCGTAATACCTTCATCGTCAATCAAGTCCCGCAATTTTACAGCTACTTCAACCGCCACTTTTTTGCTGGATACCATCGGAATCCTTTCCTCTCGCAGAAGGGCGTCGTGCTCGAGACTTTTGATAATATCGTCATTCATCTTGCCAAAGTCCCAAATCAACATTGCCCAGTTTATCTTTCAGTAGTGACAAATCAAAATCAATTGCAGCATGCGATGGGCCCCGCTCGTTTAGCGCCGAGAAATCCAGGTCCAGCACCGTCTTTGCCTCGCTGCCCGCCGCCTTGCGAACCGTCCTGCGGAGCTCCCGGCGGACATGTTCGGCCACCTGGTCGTCGAGCGGCGTCCGCACCGGCTTGAGCGTCGCCGGCGGACGCTGCTTCGGCGGTTCTTCGCCGGCGTCTTCCATCGCGCGCAGCGTCAGGTCCGTCAGGTCCATATTCGCTGCGAGCCGGGAATCTTTGTACGCCCTGGCAATCTTTAACGCCCTGCCTTTTTGCTGCATCGCCGTTCGCAGGCTCTCGTCGCTGACGGGGGCGCCGTACTGGATGAGCCGATTCTGCTCGGCAATAACAACCAGCCTGAACGTCGCTGCGTCGTACACACGGACCTGTCTCAAATCGTCCGGGTCGTAGCTTACTCGCACTTTTTTACCCTGATGCACCATCAGCTCGGCGTTGTACTGGCCATACCACATGCCGTTGAACTTGACGCCGTTTTTGCCAACCGACAATTCGCCGCTCCATATCTGCATCAATAGATCCAGCACGCCTGCCGCTAATACCCGTTGCGTCCTCCGCCCTGAAAGCACCTGCGCCGGCGACCTGCCGTCCATGCCGCGTCCGCTATGTGCGGCATTATTATAGACTTGCGCATATCGCCCGAACATCTCGCTGAGCTCGACCAGGCTGTGGGCCTCGGCAATAGCCTTGTCGCTCTTTAACAAATCAGCCAGGGGCTCCGGCCTGCGGGCTGTATCCTTGCCGCAATATGTTGCGATGGTTTTCGTGAATTGCTGGTCGATTGTGTCGAATAATCGCTCGATGGGCTTGCTCTGCGGATGGTACGGAATCGCGAATGAGACCGCGACGCCCATCATCGCGTAAAGACCGGCGACCATATCTTCGTCGAGGTAGCCCGCCTTCAGCGCCCGCCGCCTCGCCTTGGTAGTACCGGTCCACGCCTCGGAATCGTAATCGCGGCCGTTGTCGATCTTAACGGATTCCGGCGGTCCGTATCTCTCCAGCCCCCGCCTGGCCGCCAGAAGTATCGTCGCCTGGTTCGGCTGGGCCGTTACGTGCCAGCCGACCAGCGCCCGGCTGCGATAATCCGTCCACGCCGTCAGCCAGGGTCGAATCCACCGCCCTCGATGGCGAACCCAGCAGTTAAACTGCGAATGGTCGCCCACCCACACCTGGCCTGCCTCGACGCTGTCCGGGTCGATTTGTACGTATGGTGCGCACCTGGCCTCGTAGGCCGCCTTGCCCTCTCTGTGCAGCACTCGCACGAACATCGGAATCTGTTCTATGACCAACCGCTGCATCGTCCGCAGCGGCGGTATTCGCCAGAGCTTCTGCTGCTCATTGTTGATAAACCGGATATTTTGCCAGCACATTTTGACGCTGCGCTGCTGCTGCGTCAGGTACATCGCCTTGAATACGCCGAAGGCCTCCGGGCTGATTGTCTCCGGCGGCGGCTTACCGCCGCCCCGCGAATCCACCAGGCCGAGCAATCCTTCGGTTCTATACTGCCTGAGCCATCGTCTCATCGTCCTCGGGGGTATCTTCCTGGCGGCCGACCACATAGTCAACGTATCCCTCCGCCTGCGTCCGTTTCGTTCGGCCGCCGCTGCGAAGCATTCGAATCGTTTGATTAGTCCCAGCCGGGCAATCGCCTCATCTCTTTTTTTAACCGGCACCCCCGACAGCTCGGACGAATCGAGCAGCGCCGCCTGTTCGGCGGCAAGCTGGGCCGCCGCCGACACGGGAATGAGCCACCGCCCGTTATCTTTTGTCGCGCCGAGAAATTCGCCCAGGGAACACATCTGCTGTACCCGTCGCTGCTTCAATCGCAGTCGCCCTGCCGCCTCGGCTATAGTCAAAAATTCGTTCATAGAGCCAGTCTCGCCATTCGCTGAATCTTCCTCACCTTTTTTCGCGCCGACGGGGTCAGCGTAAACTGCCGGTCGTAATCGCCGCCCGGCCCTATCACTATCGGCGCCGGCTCCGGCATCTGGTTGACTACCGTCCAGCCCGCCTGCGGTACCGGCTTATCGACTCCGACTGCCAGCCAGTAGCGGTACGTATGGATGTGCCAATTGCCGTCGGCAAGGAATTGTACAACCTCGAACCCCCGGTCGCATTTAGCGCACCAGGTAAAGTAGTTGCGTACAGTCCTGCCGTAACGGTCCGGCCCCTCGAACGTTACCGAATAGGCCGGGACCCGGCTGAGGCAATTCGGACAAACAATATCCGGCTTTGGCTCGGCCGCCGGCATTATCTCGTCTTTGAAACTTACCATTAGCAATCTCTCCGTTCGTACTCGCCGCACCAGCTAGCCGCGTGCGTCCTTGGGTATCCATCGCCCCCCGCGAGTGGTGGATACCGCCTGCATATAGCGGTTGCGCGAGATCTGTCGTTTTTTTGCGGATGCCAATATGCGCACGTACCACAGCATTCCTTTTCTGTTTCATTAACGCTGTCGTCTTTCGCCATCATTCAGCTCCGAAAATCCTCGCGTCGATTTTTCTCAGCGCTCGTTTGAGCGCGTTGAGTTTTTCAAGTGATACCGCCGCATATTGCTTGTTGTGGAACCCTGTAACTTTGCGGGCGTATTTGGCTGATTTGCATAACTCAACGGCAATACTAAGCGCTTTTATCAACACGGCCGTATCGGCCTGGTAAATCCTCTTTTTTGTCTTTTTGCTCCGCAGGTTCGTGACGAAACGAGTCAGTTCCTCGGCCGTCTCTTTACCGCACCCCCGCACGTCAATAAACCGGCGATTTTCAGATTCGAGAATCAACTGCTGTTTACTCGCAACGCCCAGCCTCCGCAGCACCGCAATGGCCCTTCTGCTGAGTGAGTCCGGCAGCTCGAGCGAACCGATTTTTGTCGGTCTTTTATCCATAAATAAAGCCTGTCCGGGCGGGCCGGGAACAGCGCCAGACCGCGCTGCCCCGCCCACCCTCGTCTATAAGGGTTATGGTTGAGCCCGCTGCACAGCGGGCCTGTCTTTCAATAAGACCGGCGGCGGGAGACCATCGCCGCCGGCTGGTAAAGGAGACGTTGTATCCTGTGTGAATTTTCAAGGCCGGAAGGCATGGGCGTCCCTGCCCCGCCGACCGGCTTTTCCGAACCCGCACCAGAGAATAATTCCAGGGCCGGGGTTGAGTGGCGCACTTCCCCGGCCCCATTCCAACAGTATTCTCGCCGATAATTGCGGCCTGCGGCACGACCCTGCAGCTTTCTGGCTTCGGGGCAACGACCGCAGGCGTTGTCAGGAGACCACCAATAATTGCGGCCTGCGGCCGCCCACACCCAGTCACGACCGCAGGCCTCGTCAGGAGGACATTGCAAGAAAGCGAAAAAGCCAATAAGGACATCATGCTCTGGCGGAGGATTTTGCGAGCCTCAATTTTTGCCTTTACTACGTCAGGATTACAGGCCAGCTTACGAAGGGCCTCTCGCACGCCCGGTTCTACTATCATATACAACAAAAAGGCTGCGGCGGCGGAAGGGCTATAGTCCTTGCTTGGTTTGTGGAATTCTCGCCATTCGCTCAGTAACTTTTCGGGAAAGTTGAACGACCTTTTCAAGCATTTTTGCTGCATATAACCCTCGTTATGCACGGTGTTTGATTTTTCCCTTGACTTTGGCCCTAACTCCTGTTATCCTCTGGTTTTGCATACCATATCCTTCAGCGGCACGAAGCCGAAAAATCCAAAGCCCCCGACGGGTCCTTAGCCCGTCGAGGGATTAATTAGCTCAGCCGTGCCCGACGGCTGAGCAGACTCACTATTATTCAATTGTTTGGTGCCGTTGTTATAATGTTGAAGCATAAAATTCATAGCCGCCACCAGCCCCGCCTTGAAATTGGTATAGCCCAACCGGATGCGCAGGGCCTCGAATTGCTTAAACGTATCGCTGTTCCTCTCCAGCTTTACGTCTGCCGTTTTGTAATTGCTCGTTTCTTCATTCATCGTTTTTTGTCCGTTCTCATTCCGTTTAATTATCGACACGCAAGCGTGCATGTCAACACTTTTTTTACACAATTACACGCCAAAGTACGTAACTTACTATTATTACGTGCTTTACAACCGAAAATTTTTTTTTATCATATTCATTATGGCTAAAAGGAAGGATATTCTATTAACAGATTCGGCCAAACCCATAGCTGACAAATTGAGCAAAAGGGCATCTTTAAAGCTGGTCTTGTCGGCAGGTATAATTTGTCTAAATGAACAGAGCCCAGAGTCCCGCGAAAGATTCCTTGACTTGGCATCCGGTACGCTTCCCGGAAACATCCCCGGTAGGATTCAATCGGAAAAGTTGTTTACTGCAATCGAAAAAATTGTAAGCTTGAGCTGTAAAAACACTACGCAGATTTACAAAATTCTATCCGATGGTGAAAGAAAGGCCCTCGATGAACTACACAGGCAATTAGGCCCTGAGCCGTCAAAAAGGGCGAAAAAGGCATAAAAACTAAATGCGAAAATTGCGGTGCTTTAAGCGAAATTCCCAAAGAGTATCTTGGCAGAACGATAAGGTGTTCTGTTTGCAAAGAGCAATTTCTTGTAAAAAAATACGAACCTCCCCTGCAAAGATCTCAAAATGAAACTCCTCGAAAACAGGTTTCTTCCGGCCCTATCAAATGTCCGAGATGCGGCTGTATGCAAATCACCGCGAACAAAAAAGGGTTTAGCGGCGGAAAAGCAGTCGGCGGCGCTGTTTTATTGGGTCCGCTTGGAATACTTGCAGGTCTTCACGGTAGTAAAAAAATCATGCTTACCTGCCTTAACTGCGGTAAAACATGGCCGGTGGAAAAAAATTGATTTTTCCCTTGACGTCATTCGGGCCGATACTATATTGACCCGATAGAGCGGGTGTCCTTAGCACCCGCCCTCGCCGAGTAATCAAGCCCGGCGGCTGAGAAGACTCAACTTAGTCGCGGGCTTTCTGTCTTTATATCCCCCGCGTAAACGGAATGTCTCATTTTGAAAGGAGTCAGACAATGCACTTCAAAGCCCTTTTAACCATCGTTTTAACCCTATTTGTGCCGCTGTTATTCTTGGGCGGCTGCGCCGATTCGCTTCGCTTCGCGCCGAGCGAGTCGCAGAAACAGACCGCCGAGTTGACGCACCTGCTGGCGGCAAAGGTCAACGCTGAAGGCGCTGTGCCTGCCAGCCCTGCGACGACGCAGTTAGTTGCAGGCGCCCGCGCCGCCGTCAGCTATATCGGCCGGCCGGACAGCCCTGCGGACCCGGAACAATTCGATACGACTGCGGCGCAGGCCAACGCCGATGCGCTCGGACGCCCGGACCCCTGGACCGTCGCCGATTCGGCGCTCGAGCTCGGAATCGGTATCGCCGCCCTGGCCGGCGGAGTTTCCGGCGCCAAGGCCGTCAAATTCTTAAAGACGGCCCAGGAAAAGTCCAAGGCCCTCCAGGAAATCGTCCAGAACAACGAGGTCTTTATGAAGGCTGCGGACGCCGATACCAAGCAAAACTTCAAGATCGAGCAGCAGGCGCAGTCGCCGGCAACGAAACGAATTGTAACCGAGGTTAAAGCGGGGGCCTGATATGTCACCGACAATGCAGGTATTCGCAATCTTGCTGAGCGCCGCCGCCACGCTCATCGGCTCGCTGGTATTATTGAACCTCCGCCAGTTGAAACACTCTTTGGGCAAACAGGAGCTGCGGGTCGAACATACCCGCGACAACGTGACGACGCTTGCCGAGAAAATGAGCGAATGCAAGGTGGACTGTGAGCGCAGCTTTGTCAGCGCTGAATTGTTTTTGCGAGAGACCGGACTTGCCCGACGCACGATGGAGAATCTCTCCACGTCGATAAGCCGGATGGAAGGCACCCTGACTATTGTGGAGAAGATTCCGCAGATTTGCGGCGATATAACCCGCGCGGTAATCCGCGAGATGAATAACGGAGCCAAGAAAAATGACTGATGACCCGCATACCGCCAGAATCAAACAGACCCGCTGCCTGATTTTGAGCAACCTCAATCGGATGTACCCGACGCCTCTGCAGGTCAGAAGGCTTCATCGCGTCATGACCGGCTTCGACGAGCACTACGATATGGAGCTGCTGAAAAAGGACCTGACTTATCTCAAACAGAAGGCATACATCTATTACGTGGACGAACGCATCGGCGGCGCCGACAGCTTCGAGAAAAAGTTCGTTTCCCTGACCGCTGAAGGCAAAGAAATCGGTGATCGCACGGCAACCGACCCGGCACTGGAGATATAGATGGCGCAGCGCAGAACGCACAGCGTAATCGATAGACTGCCCGCCGAGCTGAGGCAGGCGTTGACGGCAATGGTCGTGGACGGGGCGTGGCCGGATGGCTGCCTCTGCCGCCAAGAAGGCAAGCCACGCTATGAGGACATGGTAAGTTATTGCGTCGAGCAGGGCTACGGCGTTTCCAGCTCGGCGGTCGGCCGCTGGGCCAAGAAGATGCGGCTGCTGGCGCGGATGCGCAGCTCCGCTGAGATCGTCCGGGATGTGATGGCCGACGTCACCGCCGAGAAGGCCACTGAAACGCAGCGGGCCGTCGCCGAGATGGTCACCGCTATTGTTATCGACTTTGTCAGCGACAAGGACGGTTTCAACGCCAAAGAGATCCGCGACATAGCCAAGGCCGTCAAGGACTGCACCGCCGTAAGCCTGTCCGCCGACAAGTACATCCGCACCGAGCTCGGCAAGAAAGCCGCCGTCGCCGCCGAATCGACCAGGGCCAAGTTAGGCGCCGCCGGCGTTGACCGCAAGCTGATTCAGGAAATTATCGATGAGCATTTGGGGGTAGTAAAATCGTAGCCGCCGCCGAAAAAATCTCGCTGCCGAAGGGCTACTTCCTGCCGTACCAGGTAAACTGGATAGCCGATGATGCGCACTACAAGCTGTGGGACAAATCGCGCCGCATCGGCGCTACTTACGCCGAGAGCTACCGCGCCTGCCGCGTCCGCAACACCATCGACCACAGGCGAGACTACTGGTTCAGCTCCGCCGATGAATCGGCGGCGGTGGAGTTCTCGCTCTACTGCCAGCAGTGGTGCAGGCTCTTTAATGCAGTCGTGCAGACCTTCACCGAGCAGCTCGAGGATGACCAGGGCTATCGATTCAATAATTACGTGGTCGAGTTTCCCAACGGCAGCCGCGTCAACTGTATGAGCAGCAATCCCCGCCGCTTCCGGTCCAAGGGCGGCGATGTATGCCTCGATGAATTCGACTGGCACGATTCGCCCGGCGAAATGCTCGATGCGGCCATGCCCGTCACCACGTGGGGTTATGATATTACGATTCTGACCACCCGCAACGGCGAAGGCTCGGAGTTTGATAATCTCACCAACGTAGCCAGGAAGGTCGCCGCCGGCGAGCTCGACCCGGAAAAGGACCCGGTCCTGCCCTGGTCGTATCACCTGACTCCTATAACGGTCGCCGTCGAGCAGGGCCTTGCCGAAAAAATCTACAAGCTGACCCACGTCGACCCTGCCGCCCGCGAGCGGTTTATCCGCGAATGCCGCGCCCGCTGCCGTAATCTGGATGCCTTTAACCAGGAATATATGTGCATCCCGTCGTCGGCGGCGTCCACGCTGATTCCGTACGATCTCTATCAATCCTGCGAGTCCTCCGATTGCTTAGCGAACCTCGTACCTCACACCGAGGCCCGCCGTGATTATTACTTGGGCGGCGACATCGGCCGTGAGAAGCACCTGACTGTATTCTGGGTCGCCGAAAGGCTCGGCGATGTCCTGGTAACCCGCAAGATTATCCGGCTTTATAAGACGCCGTACAACACGCAGCTTACCGTCGCGTCGGACCTGCTGAGTAATTACAACCTTCGCCGCGCCTGCATCGACGCCACCGGAATCGGCGACATGCTCGCAGAGAGCCTGCAGGACCGCTTCGGCGCCGACCGCGTCGAGAAGCTCAAGTTCACCAACCAGCTCAAGGACCACCTGGCCAGCGGCCTCCGCGCTTCCTTCGAGGACCGCCGCATAAGGGTGCCCAACGATGTGAAGGTCCGTGAGAGCTTTCACAAGGTGCGCAAGACCGTCACCGCCGCCGGCAACATTCGTTACGACGCCGCCTCCGACGCCACCGGCCACGCCGACGATTTCTGGGCCGCCGCCTGCTGCCGGGAGGCATCGAAGGTATCGGTCATTCCGGAGTGCATACTATTATGACCGAAGTCCTGGCAACACGCAGATTGAGTCCCGAGGCAGCCGAGCTGCTGAAGGCCGGCATCGACTCTCAAGTCGAAAAGGCCATAACCAAGAGCTACGGTACGAGCCAGCTTGCCCAGCTCTGGGCATCGGGTATGGACATGCCGGAATCCCGCCGCCGGACGGCCACTAAGCCTTACAGCCAGGTCGAATTGGTATTTGCCTGTGTCAACAAGCTTATCGCCAACGTCATGGCCCTGCCTCTGGTCCTGTCGACCATCGACGAAAAAATAATCGAATCCGGAGAGGTTTGGGACGTCCTCTTTAATAACCCGTTGATGAGCTTCGAGACGTTCATCCGCGAGACCGTCGGCCACTACGCCCTGAGCCGGGATGTCTTCTGGGTCTTTACCGATATGGTCGGGCGCCGACCGAAAGAAATCTTCGTCGTCTCGGGCACGCAGATGCATCCCATAACTCACAACCGCCGGCCCGATGGAGACCTCATAGGCTGGGAGTTCACAGGCTCCGGCGGAAAGCGCGCCGAATACACTCCCGACGAGGTCTGGCAGCTAAGGAACTTTAACCCTTACGACCGCTTTCACGGCTCCGGCCCTCTATCGGCGGCTAAGCAGAATATCGATTACGATTACATTGCATCGATGTTCGAGACCTCCAGCCTGCAGAACGGCGCTGAGCCCGGCATTATCCTGACGCACACCGGCTCGATGGATAAGGAGCAGAAGGACGCCTTCGTCGGCAATTTCGATTCGCGTCACGGCGGGCCCGACAAGGCCCGTCGCACCGTGCTCCTGACCGGCGGCGTTACCGCGTCGAGTTTGACGGTGGACATGGTCGACATGGACGTCGCCAATCTTACCGACAAGGCCGCTAAGAAAATCTGTTCCGCCTTCGCCACCCCGCCGGCGGTGGTCGGCCTTGTTACCGAGGCGCAGTACGCCCACGGCCCGGCCCAGCAGGATTATATCTTTAACACCGTAATCCCCCTGGCGTCGCTCATCGCGGGCGAATTGACCTACGGCGTCATCTCGCGGTTCTACAGCTCGTCGCAGCGGGCGGTCGAGGCGGCGAAGGCCCGCTACTTTACCAGCCGACTGCCGCTGCTGCGCAACCGCAGTTTTATCTCGGCGCGTCACAAGGCCGTCGGCCGCAAACAGAAGCTGTTCGCCTGGTTCGATTCCTCGCAGCACCCGACCGTCCAGGCCTCGCAGCAGGAAACAGCCAAAAAGGTATTAAAATATACGGAATCCGGCGTGCCGTTGAACGACCTCATCGAGGCGCACGACCTGCCGTATCAAAAGCAGCCCTGGGGCGACGACTGGTGGGTAACTATGGGCAGGGTCCCGGCCCGCTATACCCTGGAAGCGGGCATGGAAGGTCTGACCGGCCCATCGCTGCTGGAAGGCGAGCCGGCTGAACTGGCGGCGGATTTCGACGGACGCGAGCCCAAGGAAATCGCCGCCGGGACGAAGAAAATTGACGACCCTCGCAAGCTGCGCATCTGGAACAACTGGCAAATAAGCTGGGCCGGACTCGAGCGCGAGTATCGGGAGGCGATGCGCAAGTTATTTTTACGCCAGCAGCGCGAGCTCTTAGCCAAGCTGAAGAAGGCCCTGGCCGACGCCAAGGCCGTTAAGGCCGACCCCGATACTATTATCGCCCACGTCGTCTTCGATTTAATCAAGGAGGACGGCAAGCTCAAGGTCATCAACGATATATTCTTTACCCGGTCGGCTGAATTAGGTATCCGCCAGGCCCTCTCCGAGGTCGCCGGCGTTACCGGCGACGCCGCCGCCGATGCGGTTGCGAGGCTGAAGCTGAGTCCATCCGTCCGCAATTCGCTTGTCCGCTCGTCTCATAAAATCAAGGGCGCCAATCGCACAACCCAGCGGCAGGTCGCCTCGCAATTGCGCAAGGGCCTGGAGGCCGAAGAAGGTCTGCCGCAGCTCACTTCCCGCATCAGGCGAACGCTCGGCTCCAATCTCGGCCGGGCGCAGCGTATCGCACGCACCCAGACCGCCGGCGCCGTCGGCGCCGGGCGTCACGCAGGCCTCGCCGACTGCGGCGTGCAGCTCAAGACCTGGCTGACCAGCGGCGACGCCGAGGTCCGCGAATCCCACCAGGCAGCCGGCGAGGCATACGCCGAGGGCATACCGCTTAACCAGGCATTTATTGTCGGCGGCGCAGCGCTGATGCACCCTGCGGACCCCGCCGGCCCGGCAGCCGAGATCATCAACTGCCGATGCGTCGAGCTGGCCCGCGTTACAGGCAGCCGCAGCTTCAGTCTGGACTATTACAGCAATCTTAAATTTTACTCGTTATACGATATGGAGAATTCCCATGGCCAAGCCAACAAATAAGGCCGAAACCGGATACGTATTTGCCGCTGTCAAGGCAATCGACGAAGAAGCCCGCACCCTCGAGGCGGTAGCCTCGACCGCCGATTTGGACCGCGACAAGGAGATAATCCTTCCATCTGCGTTCATCGAGAGCCTTGCCGCCTTCAAGGCCAACCCCGTGATTCTGGCCACGCACCTTCACCGCCTTTCCGACGGCTCCTCGCCGGTAATAGGCTCGGCCATTCCGGAGACGATTCAAGTCGGCCAGAGCGAAGTAACATTCACCATGCGCTTCGCCGACACGCCAAAGGGCGACGAATACTGGAAGCTCTACAAGGACCGTCACATGCGTGCCTTTTCTATCGGTTTTATCCCCATCGAATGGACCGATGAAAAGGACGAGCATTTAGGCTATGTCCGCACCTATACCAAGATTGAGCTTTTGGAGATCTCGGCCGTGCCCGTGCCCTCGAACCGCCGCGCACTGGCCAGGGCCAAGGGCTTCTTCGAGACCGCCGACAGCCGCGACGAGCTGGCCGAAATCGTAAAGACCGCACTGGCGGAACAGTCCGCCAATACGGATAAATCAATCACGCAGCTTCGCAGCTTTCTCGAAGAATCCTTTGACGATATTAAATCGCTTTTAATCGCCGATTCCGGCGGGTTCGCGGACGAGCTCCTGCTCGGTAGTAAGTCCGATTCACCCGCCGATGCCGGCGCCAAAACCGAGCGGCAACTGCAACGTATCGAACGGGCATTTCAAAAACCTTTAGGAGAAAAATAACATGTCTTTTACAAACGAACAAATAGAAGCCAGGCTCAAGCAGACCGCCGACACGGTGGAAACCGCCGTCGGGGATATGCGAAAGAATCTGGCAACGAAAAAAGAGGTTCTCGATCTCATCAACGAGCGTACCGGTATCGACGGCGAGCTGATTAAAAGCAGCGCTGCCGACATAGACAGGCTCAATACCGGCGCCGACGAGGTTAAGGCGAATCTTGATCGGCTTGACGAGGAAATCCGCAAATTCAAAAACCAGCGTCTCGCCTCCGCAGCGATGCAGGGCTCGAACCGCAACTACAAGGGCTATTTCTCCAGCCCCCAGGAAGCCAAGGCCTTCGCGCTGCTGGTTATGGCCGCAGCGACCTCCGGTCACAGCCAGCTTTCAGAGCGCCACGAGGCGGCGTCGAAAGCGCTCGATGCGATGGGAATCGAGCCTTACTGGCTGGACGGTTCCGGGCACAAAGCGATGACCGGCTCATCGCAGGCCGCCGGCAGCGCCCTTGTTACCATCGAGCAGATCCCGACAATCATCATGCTGCTCGAGCGATACAGCAAGTTTCGCGCCAATGCTCAGATTGTACCGATGGGCGCCGGCTCGACCACGCAGCCGAAGGTTGATTCGCTGCTCGAGATCACCTGTCCCGGCGAAGGCAAAGAAGCCACTCTGAAAGACCCGACCATCGCCATCCTGTCCATGCTGCCCAAGACGCTAATTGCAGTCACCGCGTATTCGATAGAGCTCGAGGACGATTCCCTCGTCCTGCTCGGTGAGCTGCTAATCGGCCTGTTCACCCGCTCTTTTGCCTACTACGAGGACCTCTTTGGTTTCCTCGGCGACGGCACATCGACATATTTCGGTTTCAAAGGCTGCGTCGGCGCCCTGCGGGCCGTCGATGCGACCATCGCCAATATCAAGTCTCTCGTCGTCGGCGCCGGCAACGCATACAGCGAGCTGACTCTGGCCAACTTCAAATCGGTTGTCGGCGTAGCTCCGCAGATGGCCGACGATGAGCTCAAGTGGTACGTCCACCGATATTTCTTCTGGACCGTCATGGTCAAGCTGGCCCTGGCCGCAGGCAGCGGCACGGCCACCGAAATCCTGACCGGCCAGGCGACGCGGCAGAAAACTTACCTGGGTTATCCCGTAGAGCTTACCCAGGTTATGCCCAGGGCCGAGGCCAACAGCCAGATCTGCGCACTACTGGCGAATTTGAGAATAGGCGCGATGCTGGGTGCGCGAGGCGGTATGGAATTTGCGACCGCCAGCGAGCGCTATTTTGAGAAGGGCCTGATCGGCGTTCGCGGCATCGAAAGAGTCGCCATCAACGCCCACGGCGTCGGCGATACGACCCAGGCCGGCCCCATCTGCGGATTAATCACAGCCGCAGGTTAATAGCGGCAATTGTGTTTCGTGAATCGAAAGTTGTGAATCGTAACTTGTTTTGAAAGGATAAATGATGGATTTACGAGCAATCCTGAAGCTGCTCAAATTCGCCCTGGTGCTGCCTCCGCAGCTCAAAGACGACGGCGACTTCGCCGGCAACACCTACATCGATACGCAGGGCCTCGGCGCGGTGCTGTTTCTGTTTGCGACGGGCGCAACCGACGTCGCCGCCGGCGACGCCATAGGTTCCACCGCCGAGGGTACGGCCCCCAAACTCGAGGAGTGCGACACGACCGGCGGCTCGTATACCGCCGTAGCGGACGCCGCCCTGGCCGACAGCATCCAGTATGACGAAGACGACAAGCTGTTCGGCATCTTCGTCGACTGCGCAAGGACGCACAAGCGTTACATGCAGGTAAACCCGCCGCACTCGGCGGCCGGCGCGGTCAACGGCTCGAACCTGTGCGTTATCGCCATAGGATTCCCGTCCGACCAGATGCCGAAGAGCGCCGGCGGCATGGGCCTGGAAGAGCTCATCGAGGCGTGAGCAGCGACATCGAGGCGTAAGCAGCGACTGTAAATGGAACTTGTTATGCCCGCCCGCTGCGGCGGGCGGGTGTAACGTTAAAAAAAAGAAACGAGGTAAATATATGTGGGTAAAATTCACTAAGACCTATACCGGCCCGGCAGGCATGTTTATCCGGGGCCAGAAATACGACCTGCCCGAGATGACGACGCTGTCTCGAATCGACCGCAGTTTTTACGAGCCCTGCGACGCCCCCTGGGACACGCACAAGGACCCGCAGCTCATCAGGCTGAACGAGCTGCAGGAACAACTGGCCAAGGCCCGCCAGCAGGCCGAGGGGTTCACACGCGCAGCCGAGGAGATGATGCAGAATGCCGAGGCAAGGAAGGCCGATGTTATCGCCAGGGCTGAGGCTGCAAAGGACGCCACCGATGCCGAGCGTCCGCGCAAAGATGCCGAGTTCCGCCTGGCCCAGAGTGACATGGACGGCGCTTTAGCCCACGCCGACCTCGCTCGCATCACGGCCAAATCATTCGCTAAAAAAACTGAGGCGCTCGAGGCCGCCATCGACGAAATCCGCAAGACCCAGGCCGACGAAGCTGCGAAAGCCACCGAAGCCGACACATCTGACGAAGCCGCCAAGACCGCCGAAGCCGCCGAGGCCGAAGAAACCGCCGAGCCGCCTGCAGCCACCGACGCTGCCGACGCCGACGAAGCCAAAGCCGCCGAGGCCGCCAAGGCCAAAGCCGCCGACGTCGACGAAGCCAAAGCCGCCGAGCCGGACAAGGGCGGCAAAGCCAACGCCCAAAGAAAGGGAAAAAATGAACGTGAAGATCAAAAAGACCTATCGCGGCCCCCTGGGCCGCTTCCGAAGAGGCGCCAGCTACGAGCTCAACAGCCACGTCGCGGCCCAACTGCCGGCGGGCGTCGTTGACAAGGCCGTCGCCGCCTCGCCCGCCGACAAGCAGGCCCGTCCGGACAAGGACCGCGAAAGGTTCAAAACAAAATGACGTTTAAGGGCGATTAAAACCGCCCGTAAAGAACGTTTTAACGGTGGTTAAAAGGAATGCTGTTATGGTGAAATCCAAAACCGAACATGATCTCTATCTCGAACAAGTAGATTTGTATATCAAGAACCAGCAAAAGCACATCCAGAGCTGTAATGAGGAGATTGCGGCGAATAACATCCAAATAGACCTGCTCAAGCAATCCAGTGCCCTGGAACGGCAGCAAGCCCGCCTAATGCAGCAACGAATAACGCTCACGACGAAACAGCGCGAGAAATATCTAAAGCGGTTGGAATAAAAGAAAAATGGCAGAGCTAATCGCAAAAACAGCCAGCGCCGTAGCCGTTGACGAGGACCTTACGGTCCTTCTCGACTGGGTTAATATCGAGCAGGTGTCGGCCTTCACCGTTGTCGTCGACAACGCCGGCGGCGGCTCGGCAAACGATATCGCCGATGTGCAAATAGATACGTCCGCCGACGGCGGCGACACCTCCGATTTAGACCAGCACGACGGCGTACCGGCCGTCCCAATCGCATCGGCCAAGGCGTCGCTCGGAACCTTCACCGAGTCCGCCGCCTTCGTCCGCGTCCGCGCCAAGTGCGCAGCCGGCGAGGATACCACGGCAAGGGCCGTCCTCTTTGCCGACAGCTCCGTCGCCCGCATCTGCACACTCGCCGACGTTAAGGAGCGTCTGGGCCTGACTGATACCGACCATGATTCGGTCATCGGCAGAATCATAACGGGCGTCGAGCGCATCTTCAGCGGTTACTGCCGCCGCGAGCTGATTGTTACCGCCTCGGATGTCACCGAGTATTACGGCGGCGGCGCTTCTCTTTTGGCGCTTCGCCGCTACCCGGTCGTGACAGTAACGTCGGCCACGGTCGCCTACGATTACGATTTCGATTCAGCCATTCCCTTGACGCCGAATAGCGACTACCGCGTAATCTCCGGCAGCAAGAAGGGTATCGTCAGCCGGATATATACCATTTGGCCGAAAGCGCACGATTCCATCCAGGTCATCTATCGCGGCGGCTACTGCGCAGCCGGCCAGGCCCCGGCGGCAGGCGAGTACGCGATGCCCGCCGACCTTCGGGAGGCGGCCATCGAGCAGGCATCTTTTATCTTCAAGCGACGCGACGATATCGGCCTGTCGGCCGTCGGCTTCCAGGGCGGCAATGTCAGTAAGTTCAGCGCAATGAAACTGCTGCCTATGGTCGAGGAAGTTCTCAAAAATTACAGGAGTCCGGAATTATGAGACGCAGAAAAGCCAAACATTATTACGTTGATATTCCGAAAAAAATCTCGCACCGAATGCGCCGCGCAGCAGGAACCTATATCGCCCCGTCCGGCGGCAACAGCAGCAGCTACAAGCTCCTGCGACGCTTCCGTCCGAGTATGTTTTTTGACCTGATGGCCAAGCTGTCCGGAAAGTAATTATGCAGTTAGTAATTGAATTGGATTCAAATTTCGATAAAACCATCGCCGAATTAGGCTCGATGGGCGGGCGCATCGGCGCCGCCGCCGGCAGGGGCCTCCTGGCGGCCGGCCAGTTAGCGGCGAACAACGTCGTTAAAAACTACCTGACCGGCCAGGCCTTAAAAAGACGCAGCGGCGACCTGGCCCGCGCCGTCCAGTCCTGGGGCGAATCGCCCGACGATGTAGTCGTAGGCGTCAGGCCCGGCTCTGCGGTCGCCAAGTACAAATGGCTGCTCGGCGACGAGCAGATGACCATTACCCCCAATCGCGGCCATTTCCTGGCCATCCCGGCCGGTGAAAATCTTACGCCCACCGGCAGGACCCGCTACGAATCGCCCCGCGATAAGCCCGAAGGCTTTTTCGTTCGCACCGGCAGCCAGCTCCTGTTCGGCTACCGACGCGGGAAAACGAAACGGGCAAAGTTCAGGCTGCTCTTTGTATTGGTCCCGTCAGTCTTTGTTCAGGGTACCGGCGCACTTGCCGACGGCGTCCTCGACGTCGAAGACAACATGACCGATCTTGTCCAGGCAAGGATCGAGGGGGTGAACTAATGGCCAACGACGGCGGTATGATTGCCCTGCTCGAACAATGGCTCGCCGACACCCTAAAGGCCCTGACCAGCGGCGGCAAAGCAATCTTTAATACCGCCGACGTATGGCGCCACCAAATCGGCGCAACCGCAGGCGGCATGGAGGCCTTCAGCCGCTTCGAGCCCTTCGCCTTCGTCTCGTACCAGGCGACCGACGCCGCCCGCGAGGGCGATTACGACCTTCGCCAGGTCATCGAGTTCGCCATCCTCATCGGCGTCGAATCGCCAAAGGCCGGCGACGCCCGCATCGGCGAATCATCGGCGAAGCTCGGCGTCAGTAAAATCCGCGACCTGGTCATCGCCGCCTTCGACCGGCAGCACCCGGCCGGCGGCCTGAAGTGCGATGAAATATATTACACCGGCGACTTCGAGGTGCTGGACTCGCCGAAACGGTACATGATTCAAATGAACTTTGAAACCAGCTATTTAGCAGTGGAATAAAACTTAATTTAAGGAGTAAAAACAATGGCAACTGTAAACAATCGGCTGCGAACGCCGCAGGCGGTAACCATCAACGCCGTCACCGCCGGCGGCACGACCATTTTGCGCATCGATTGCGGCTACGACGAGCGTCTCGAATCGCCGCCCGACGGCCTGGAAGTGCCGCTCAAGGACAAATGCACCGAGTACGTTCGCGGCGTCATCACTTCCCAGGACTGGCCGATGTTTATCGACCTGCTGACCGGCGTTCTCGGCACCGGCGTATTCTACGAGCGCAAGAGCGGCGTCGCCATTGAGACCGGCTTCGTCCAGCACACGCTGACAGCGCCGGTCATCTACCGTGCGGTAATGAATTTCGTCAAGGGCCAGTACGGCACCGTCGAGTACGCCTTCGAGTGCAGGCCCGCCGACGAGACCAAGGGCATCGCCGATATGTGGGTGCCATTGGATGAGCAGGCGGCCCCGACCTACGTCAGCTCCGCACGCGGCGGCTACCGCATCGTATCGGCCGTATTCAGCAGCGGCGAAAACCTCATCAATATCTACCACGTAACCGGCTTTACCTTCACCTTAGAGCTGCCTCTGGTAAAGGAATCAAACGACGGCGACATCGGCTATACCTGCTGCGAGGCGATGCTGGACGGTATCAAGGCGACGGGCTCGATTACCTTCCAGGACGCCGAGATCGCAGCCTCGCTTCTCAAGGCCCAGGCCCTCCTGGCGGCGACCAAGGACCAGCTCATACTCACGGCAACCCAGGGCCAGGGCGCATCGGCCAAGGCTATCACTCTTTTAGGAGTCGATTTTACGACTATGGGCGACGATGCGCGGGCCGACGTCAACCGGCCGTTCGGCGAATATACCGTCAATTTTGAAATCGCCAACGACGTCGATACCCAGCTTACTTTGGCAGGCGCCAACAAGATAATTGCGGTAGCGTAAATTATGGCAAAAGACGTAAATATACATCTTAAGACTCGCGGCGCCGAAAAGACGAAGGAGGACTTTCGCGGCGTAGGCGCCGCCGGCCGCAAGACCGGCGAGGACGTCGCCGGCGGACAGAAGCAGGGCGGCCGCGCAACGGACCAGGCGTCCGCAAAGCTCGGCATTATGGGCCGCACCATCGGACGTCTAAAGACCCAGGTATTCAGTCTCGTCGGCGCCTGGCTCGGCATGCAGGGCCTCCAAAGAATCTTCGCCTTCGTAATTGCGCGGTTGGAGCGCATACTGGAATTGCAAAAGCAGATATACCAGAAATCCCTGGCCCTGTCCGAGGTCGGCCAGGCCCTCGAGTTCCAGACCGGCACCGCCGGTCGCCAGCGTGAATGGACCCGCCGCGCCCTCGAGCTTCAAAAGGCCGGCGGTTTTCCCACTATCGACGTCGCCAGCCAGATGCTGGTCTCCATGGACATCGCCTTTGCAAAGCACGGCGGTATAAAGCAGCAGTGGGTTCGGGACCTGGGCAAACAACTGGCCCCCTTCATCGGCGCAGCGTCAATGGCCGGTCCCGAGGTGGGTAAACTTTTTGAGTTCGCAGGCACCGCCGGGGTAGAGCCAACCGCCGAGGCTTATAAAGCCTATCTTGCCAAACTCCACGCCGGTTATACCGCCAGCAAGGCAACTATTTTTGGCCAGTTTATGGTTGGCCTGCAAAAAGGCGGCACCGCCTATATCGGAATGGGCGGCACGCTCGATGAGGCGATAAGCACCTTCGTTTCGGCCCGCTCGGTAACGGCCAACGAGTCGCTTGCCGCAAGCCTGATGGAGCAGGCATCCCGCCTGGCGGGCGGCGCGTACGAAAAACCGCGAGCCGCGATGGAGAAGGCCCTCGGCGTCGACTGGTCAACGCTTACTATGGGGCAGAAGATGCAGTCCCTGCTGAAGTACGTAAGTGCGATACCCGAATCGCAGCGAATCCAGCGGCTCACACAGATAGGCTTTCCCGCCGAGCTGACCACGCAGATAAGCAAGCTCGTCTCGCCCGAGGCCGTCGGCACAATGGCCCAGGCCCGCGATGAAGTGTTGAGCGCCACGGCCGATACGCTCGGTCAAACGACCGATGCGTATCTGAAAAGCACCCTGGGTAAGGCCCGGGTTACCGATACACGGGCTGATGTCATCCGCACGGCACACGCTGAAAAATTCGCCGACTGGCAGAACCGTCTCACCACTGCGAAAGGGGCGGCTGAGGATGCGATTGCCACAACCGATCTTATCTGGATGAAAGATTCGATTGCGCCGCACGTCCTCGCAATGATCAAGCTGAGCAAGGACATCGAGCAATTCTCGGCGAAATTGCCCGAAGGCCCCCTGCGCGGGCGCGCCGAGAAAATACGCAGCGACATACGGCAGACCCTGAGCTGGATGATACCCGGCGGCCGACTTTTCAAAAGTCTATCCGCCTGGCTGCCGATGGGGCCGGCCCAGCTACAACACGCCGTTCCTTTTTTATACCCCAAAGGTCTCGCCGGCGTACGAGGTTACCAGTACACGGAGCGTTTCAAGGAATTGCAGCAGGAAGCGGCCAAGGCCGAGCAACCTACCGCCGAACCGCCCGCGCCCGCGCCCGCAACAACCGAAGGCGGCGCCGCCTACGGTCCGCCGCCTGTCGAAGCCGCGCCGGTGGAAATCGAGCTGCCGGTGACGGGCAGGCCGAAGGTGCAAGAGCCTGAGCCGGTGACGCTAAGCGCCAAGGCCGAAGGCCAGACAACGGAAGTAGAGCTGCCGGTAACGGGCAGGCCGGAAATTAAAGAACCCGAGCCGCCTCCAATGGTCGAGAGTGCAGAAGGTTCATTCGAAGAAGTTGAAGCGCCGGCGCCGGCGCACGCGCCCGCGCTGATTCTTTCGCCGCTGCCGGCCGGCGCCGCCGTCGAAGCCCCGCCGCCGCAGGTCGTGCACGTGCACCACTATTACGATTATGGAATCCACTATCACGGCGGCAACGGCTACGAGCCGTCGCCGCGATACGAGCAGGTGGGATAATGTCAATTGCCCTGACTAACGTATTCGGCTCTGAAATACGGCTTGCCGTCCAGCCGCGTACTATGGTCCGCCAGTTCTCCGGCTTTCCCGGCGCCCACGGCCTGACGGCGATGAGTATGGGCACGAGGGGCTACGCCCTGCAGGTCTCCGGCACGCTGCGGGCCGCCAGCCGCGCCTTTCTCGAGGTCGCCGTCCGCCTCATCGAGCAGTACCTCTGGCGAGCAGCCGATGCCTACAGCTTCGCCGGCAGCACCTACGGCTACGTCGTCTGGAACCAGTTCGAGGTCCTTACTGATTCGGCCGGCAAAGCCGTCCACTATACCTCCGAAGGCTGGTACGTCTGTAAGTTCGTCATGCACGGCAGGAGCCTTCTATGAGCCTCACCGACGCCAGGCGACTAAGCCGCACCGCGCAAATGCTCATCGTCGAGGCCCGCCGCTGCGTCGGCAGCCCGCCGGCATACGAACCCGACTGGCAGCCGGTATGGTCCGCCCGCGTCGAGCGCATGGTCATCGCCGCCGGCGCAAAGTCATCGACCGCCGTCATCACATTTCCCGATATTCGCTGGGACGCCAACTGCGGACTTCAATGGTCGGACATGGTGCGCATCCGCTCGAACGAATTTCCACCGCCCGCACGCGCGGTAATCTTCTGCGGATTTATAACCTCGGTAAAGCGGGCCTTCGCCGGTGGCGATGAAAAGTCCGGCGCCTTCGAACGCAACAGCCTGCTGGTAGCCGACCACCGCTGGCTGCTTGCCGCATCGAGCGTCCTTTACGGCCAATTAGCACGCAGCCCGGACGATTATTATTTCTTCGGTCAACCCACCCAGTCGCCGAGGTGGGGCCGCTATACCCACCTGACCGGACGCCGCCTCATCTTCAACGAATCCGGCCGGCCCAACCGCGACGCCGACTCCCTGGCCGTCCTGGACGCCGCAGGTGGCGTAATGTGCCGGATGGGCGTATTTGCAGACCCTGCCGTCGCAGAACACTGGACGGCCCGCCAGATGCTCGTTTACGTCCTGAGTCCCATCTTCAACGCCGCCTACGATTACTTCCCGCTGGCCGACCCATCGGCGCTTCTGGGCCTGGAGCATCCCGATTTCGACAAGGTACTCAATCACATCTTGGTGGGGGGCCTCAACGTGATGGAGGCGGTCGAAACCATTTGCCGCCCCCTGGGCTGGTCCTTCCGTGAGGAATACTACGCCGACGGCGGCATATCCCTGGTATTTTACAAGTGCGGCGAGGCCTCCGCCTACAGCCGCAGCGAGGCCGAGCGCATAATAGTCCACCGCCTGTACGCGCCGGCAGCCGGCGAGACCATCGACGCCGCCGTCGCAGGCGGCGAAAAAATGTTATGGTCGGCCGAGTTCGACGAGGACATCCGCCAGGTGGTCAACGCGCCCGTAGCCTTAGGCGCACCCGACCGCTTCGAGTTCACCGCCCAATTGGTCCCCGCCTGGTCGGACGCCGACTTTGCGCCCGATACATCCGAGGACAACGCCAACCTGTTTTTTACCGATGCCGAATTGCAGGAGATTACCGACAAAAACAGCAAGGATTACTATAAGTATTACCACATTGCCGGCTCGTCACTGCTGCGCGAGGTCTGCCGCAAATGGTCGCTCAACGAAACCGGCAGGTATTCTGCCAGTCCTTACGGGCGGGGCCTTCCCTTCGATTTCACAACGGTCATTCCCTACCGGTATATCCTGTCGTCCTCCGGCAGGCGTTTGTTTGGTCCTTTCACCCGGTATTTGCTGGATTGCCTGACTCAGGACATCAACTCTGCCAATACCGTAGGCGTAAAGGTGGAATTTTCCCTGGACGGCGGCGCAAGCTGGCAGGTCATGTGCGGCGCTGTACCGGTGTTGAGTAAGGAGGCCGGCATCTACATCGCCGAGCCCAATCTTGCTTTGATGGTCGACGAATCCGAAGCGACCATCGAAGGCGGCGCTTTAGACGGTGTTCAGCTCAACTACTTTACCTCGCTTGCGGACGATAAAGTCAACGGCCGGTCTTTTGTCGCCGGCGAATGGCGCACCCGCGTCCGCGTCACCGCATCGGTGCAGCTCGACATGCGGTTAGTCCGCCGTTCAGCGCCCGGATGGTCAAGCGGCTCACCCTTCTGGCAGGCCCGCATTTACGATTTTTCCGAACGCTACGGCATCTGCGACCGCACGGCATCGAGCGTATTCGAGAACACCGGGATACCGGCGTATCAATACAATACCGGCGGACTCATGGCCTCGCACTTAGACGCCATCCGCCGGGCAAACGAGGACATGAGCATCTCCGGCGTCTTCACCCTCGATAGATTATGGTTAGGCGACGGCGCGGGCTATCCCGCCTTCGCCGTCGGCGACTGCATCGAGCAGGTGGCCGGGCGGGCCTACGGCCTGACCGCCGCCTTCGGAACCGAGATTTTGCACCCCGAAATTATCCAGATTGTCTACCTGCCCAACCAGCAGCGGCAGCAGTTAATAACGCGTGATCTTAGATTTGCGGATATGAATAAATGAGTGCGATTATAACGGTCGATTTCTGTGTGCCGGCGGGCTATTTGCCCGGCGATTACTGCCGATTGTTTTCAAACGGCGGCTCGGGCGCCGTGGATTACGAAACGCCCGTTGTTCCGGATGTGTTTGAATTATTTCCTCGAGGCGCCGGCATCTACGGCTTCGGCCTGGCGCCCTTCGGCTCTTTCCGGTTCGGCTCAGCCCACTCGATGCGAACCGCCGGTTTCGGCAATCTTCCCTTTGGCAGATTCCCCTTCGGCTTAGGCGCCGTCTGGGTCAGGGCGAAGAGCCAGGTCGATTCCTGCGGCCAGTACAAATTCGCCTTCAAGGCCTACGATGCCGCCGGCAACGCCGGCGCCGGCAGCCCGGAAGAGGTCTCCGTCGACGTCCACATAGCCCCGCCGCAGCCGAGCGGCCTGGTCAAGGTCAGTTACGACAAGGTTACGGATATCCTGGTCTTAGAAGCGGCGTAAAGAGTTTTGAGTTTTGAGTTTTGAGTTTTGAGTTACAGAAAGGAGTTTATTATGAAGCGTTGGCTCAGGATTGGAACAATGGCGCTCGTTTTGGGATTTTTAACATTAGGCTTGGCCGACCAGGAATGCCCGCCGCCGGTGGTTGTGGATCCTAACGACGTCGGATTCGAATACGATGCCGGGCAGGTCCCCTGGCCCATTATTAAGGCCGAGCGGATACCGCTTGGCGAGGCCTTCTCCTGCGGCCTGGCGTGCTGCGACCCCGAGGAGATGCCGCTCAGCGTGCAGGTCGATGCCGGCCCTGCGGCGATGACCGTAACGCAGGCCGGCAACGATACCGAGGTATTCCGGCTGGTCTGGACGCCGATGGAGACGGGCGTGCACTATATCGAGGTATCCTGCACGGATACGGAGCCGCCCGACACCGATGGTCCGAAGACCACGCGAAGGTGCATCGTGCTCGACGTCTACCGTATCAACCAGCCGCCGGTTATTACCGGCTGCGGCGGTTGAAAAAAACAGCCGCTCTTTGACAAGTTAACAGGTCCACAGAAGGTATAAAAAACAGATGCCGGGGCCCAGGGCCAACCCTGACAGCTATGATATCTCACTCCGGGAGAGGCACAACGGCCTTTAGTACTCGATTGTGAACAGCACGTTGAATTTCCGCCTTGCTCTCGTTTGACCGTCTGGTTGTTTCGGCATCAAAAGCGTCTTGCCAATACGGCAATACTTCCACGTGAGACAATTCGGTCGTAAGGGCGTGCTCCAGGCGTGTCACTCTCTCTTCGAGCAGCTTGAGTCTTTTCTGAAAACGACTGCGAGCCAGGTAGAAGGCCTGGTTCTGGTGATGTGGGTTTACTTGGTGCGGCCCCACCGTCAAATCCTTTATTCGCTGACGGTCCGCCTCTTCCCAATGGGTGGTAGGTGGATACTTCTGAGCATACCCGGTAAGACAGATTCCCCCTATCAACACCACAACCAGCACCACGAGCGACAACGTTTTGGTTTTCATGCCAGGTCCCTTTCTCGGATAAAATGTTTTCCAGTTCGAGGTACGTCAAGTCCCATTATAGCGGAGTGCCCGGGAAAGTCAAGGGTAAGCTCCTCCTGACCATCAACAACCACCCCGATATTCGCAAGCTCTACAAGGGCCTGCCACAACTGACAATAAATGTGACCTATTCGGTCGCCCGCGACAAAAGCGCCAAGTCGCGGAAAAGAACCGAGCTCATCATCGCCAATTACCCGTTACCCGGGAAAGGAGCTGATAATAAATGAAATTCGAGGATGCCGTAAAATTAGTCCAGCTTCATTACGAGGCCGAGGAGGATAACCTCGCCCCGTTCGTGTCGCCGCTGGAGGCTTACGAAGCGATTACGAAGGACCTCAAAAACCTCAGAGCCCAGGTCTTCCGAAAGCCCGGCGACAGGAAGCTTGATTCGATGTGCATCGAAGCCGCGCACTTAGCGGCGACGGTACTGCGATTTATGACGGAGCTGACCTGATAAATAGCGCTTAGCAAGTCCCGCGCTGTCTGCGGGATTGAAGATAATGTACCGCCCAACCGCCGGTCGAATCCATTCGAGCCTGACTGACAGCATAACAGGCCGGCGACGGCGACCCTGTGTTTAGCAAATTCCGTGCCAGTTGCGGATTACAGCCAGACGCAGGCTGAATTACAGACCAGCCCGGCGATAAAAATCGTCGTAAACGGGCCGGTATTTTTCTGCGCTGCCTCGAATTTTTCACAAACCACCTAACATTTACAAAAGTTGCTGCGCATCAAAATGCGCATTGCGCTTCGTAAATTGCGCTTCGTTGGCTTGTTTTGGGTATTTTCTTAAACGTAAAACCGCCGTTTTGAACGCAATAAACGGTTATTAAACGTTTTTTACGGACCGGTTATTTTTGGCCATTTAGCTGGCGCAAAAGTGCCGATTCGGGTGGTTTTGGCCAAATAGCTTTTTTAAAATTTCCGCCTGCAGCCGCCCGTTGAATCCCCGTTTTTACCCCCTTATCCCGCGATTTCCCGCCTTTTCCCGCCTTTTCCCACCGCTCGGCAGTTATGGCCATTTACGTTGTCGTTTCACACCCATGCGAGAAAGATGGCGCCTTGGAAATGCGCATTCAGACATGCC